TGCGCAACTTCTCGGGGTTGGGCACCGAGAAGTTGCGCACGAAGCTGGCGTAGCGGTTGTAAATCTTGGGCCGCGTCCACATCTGCGTGAACTGCAGCGGCATGTTGCGCGACGTGAACGTCCAGAACGGGATGTAACGCTTGGCCTTCTCGTCGAACTCGGAGACCTGGCTGTAGTCGAAGTGGACGCGCGTGATCCGCTGCAGCGCATCGTTGGTCGAGCCGCCCGGCACCGTCGTGTTCAACGCCAGCGCCAGGCGCTGCGGGCCTTCCACCCAATCCTGACCGAAGCTCTGGCTGCGCTTGGTGGCGCGGTTGGCGAACAACCCTTCCTTGGCGCGGGTCATTCCGGTCGACAGTTCGCCGACGCCCGCCTCGAAGAACTGACCGCCCGAGCCCGACGCCAGCACCGCCTTGAAGGCGTCTTGGACTTCGGTGTCCTGGCGGCGCAGCCATTCGATCGGCTCGTCGGTGGTGGCGAACTCACGCCACAGCCGCAGCGACCGCATCTGCTCGCCGGAGGTCACGCCTTCGGTGAAGTTCATGAAGATCGCCGACAGTGCGTTGCGGACATGGAAGCCGGGTGAGAGCGTGGCGTAGGTCTTGAAGAAGTTGGTGTACAGCGTCATCAGCCGACCGAAGCGCTTGTCTTCCAGACCACGCCGCAGCGCCAGGTACGACTTCTTCAACTCCTTGGAGATGATCACGTCGCCGCCGTCCCACAGCATCTCGTAGGCATCGTTGAGCATCGGCACCAACACCGGCTTCAAGTCGCCCTTGTTGGCTGCCTTCAACATCTTGTTGACTTCCATCAGCGGGATGTCGACGTCGTTGGTGAGGTCGGCGAGGGTGCCCTCGTAGCTGTGCAGCACCGCTTCGATGCGCTTCATCTCGGGCTGGTCACCGAGCGGGTTGGCACGCACGATCTTGTTCAGGTCTTCGATCACGCGGTGCATCGGCTGCGCCTCGTAGGACGGGATCGCTCCCGCCTTGGCAGCGGTCAGCCGGGTCGCCGCCGACTTCGCTTCCTTCTTGGTCTGGGTCACCATCCCCCACGCCGTGGGCGGCGTCAGTAGACCTTCGACGCGACGACTGATCTGGGCGTGGCGGGCGCGTGCCGCTTCCTGATCCTTGATCGCCGCCAGGTAATCGGTGCGGACGTGACCGATCGCCTGGTCAACCTCGTCGATGTAGGCCCGTTGCGCTTCACGCTTGGCCTGCAGCGGTGCCTGCCGGGTGGCAACGTCGGCGGCTTCTTCCATCCCCCGGCGACCTTCTTCGATCGTGATCCCGGCCATCTCCTGTTCGACGCGCGACACCCGCTGCGGGGGCGTTCCGATCGTCGGCGGCGCGGGCGGGACGCGACCGGTCAGCGTCCCCTGCGCCTCAGCCAACTCGGCTGCGGTCTGCTGCATCGCCGGGCGCCGCAACGCAACTTCGGCTGCGGCGCGTGCCTCGGTGTCGGCGAACTCGGCTTCGCGGGCTGCGACCTCTTGCTCGATCGCGGTGTAACGCGGATGTTCGGCCGGTGCGGTCGGTGCCGCCTTGGCGATGATGTCGGCACGCTTCGCTTCCAGTTCGGCGACCGTGCGTTCCGCCTCATCGACTTGACGCACGACGTCGGCGTGGTCGGCCAGCCACTTGCGGATCGTCTTTGCCTCGGCCTCGAACCCACGCTTGGCTGCTGCCTGCGCCGACGTGCGCCGGGCAGCCCCCTCAGCCGGGGCGGTCTTGGCGATCGCGTCTTCCAACGTCCGCAGCCGCGTCCGGTTGAACAGGTAGGTCTTGCTGTCGCGCCGCCCCAGAACCCGCTGGGCAGCGTTGAGCGCTTTGGTGTCAGCCGGGTCCAGTCCAGCACCGGCGGCAGCAGCAGCGGCCTTGTCGCCCCACTGGCGCCACGTTCCGTCAGGCTGTTTGACCCAGCCACGATCCTTCAACGCCAGCTTCCAGTCTTCGAGGTCACGGAAAGCGCGCTCGGCGGCTTCGCGCTGCGAGGCGGTGACACGCGCGATCTGTTCCTCGTCACGCTGGCGCCGAGCCAACGTCTCCAACGCCCGCTGGACCGGGTCCTTGGCTTCGCGCTCGATTGCCCGGCCGTGCTGCTGGCCGACCTTCTCGGCCTGTTCGCGGAAGCGTTTGGCACCGTCGTCGACGCGCTTGATTTCGGCACGGCGGGCGGCGATCTGGCGCGGGTTGGTGAGCATGTTGGAATCGAGGTCACGCTGCAGTTGGAAGCCGAGCCGTTCCGATTCTTCTTCGAGTGCTTCTGCCTGCTGCTCGTAGATCGTGCGCCGCTTCGCCAATGACTCGGCCTGCGACATCTCGCCGCGCATCCGCGACTGCACCTTCTCGCTGTTGGCACGCAGCGTCTGGCGCGCCTGCTCGACCTTGGCATCACCGGCCCAGCGCTTGCCGATCCGTTCCCGCTCGGCGGCACGCGCCAGTTGCAGTTGATGGCGGGTGTCGCGGTGGGCGGCTTCCAGTTCGTGGCTGTACTGCTCGACGCGCTCACGCGGAATGTCGGCGATCACTTCCCGCTCCGGCGAGCCGGGCTCGAACGAACGCCCGATGTTGTCCAGCTTCTCCTGTAGCTGGGCGTGCATCTTGTCGAGTCGTTCGCTCAACCGATCGGCATCGGCGACGAGGTCATCGAGGCGCTGCTTCTGACGTTGCCGGGTGCGGCGATCAGCGGAGCGCTGGATGCGGTTCATCTTCTCGCGCTCGTTGCGTAGCTGACGCTGGATGTCTTCCATCTGGGTCAGCAGTTCGTCGCGGTGACCGGCGAGCGCCTGGTACTCGTCGATCGCGGTGGCTGCCGCCGACTTGGCTTGCAGCCCCTGCTCGACCGCTTCGCTGCGCGCTTCACGGATCGGCGTGATCAGTTCCTCGGCGGTGTCGTCGATCCCGCGTGCAATCTCCTGGCGCGTCGACAGGCTGGTGTCGGCCAGGTCGGCGGCGAGCGCGCTCTGGCTCTCGACGATGCCGGTGTTGCGGGCCTGGGTCAGTTCCCCGAACTCGCCCTTCCTGTTGACGTCGGGGACGTACTTGTAGAACTCGGACGGCGGCACCGGCTCCGGGTTGGGGATCACACGCGTGACCGGCTGCGGCGGCGTGCCGGGGGTGATCTTGACGTTGGGTGCCAGCGGGTCGCGCACTTCGCCTGGGCGTGGCGGAGCGATCGTCCCGGTCGACGGGGTCGCCGGGCGCGGCGGTCCTATCTCGGCGCGACCACCCAACGGGTCGTAGGGCTCCGGTGCGCCAGGGTCGATCGCCAGCCCACCGAAGCCACGCTGCGCGCCTTCGCGGCCCCACGAGCGCAACGCCACGTCGCGCTTGGTGGTGTTGATGTAGCGCCGCCATGCCTCGAACGGGTCGGTCTCGTAAATCTTGCCCTTGAAGTCGGGGAACATCGCCCCCAGCTTCGAGTTCAGTTCGTCGACGGTGCCTTCCTCGACGCGCAGCACGTCGTCACCGATCTTGAACTCGTTGGGGGTGCCGTCCGGCTTCGGGCGGAACGACCGACGCTGCAGGAAGCCGCCTTCTTCGAGCAGGTCATCGGTGGTGATCCCGGCCTGGCGCTTGAAGTCGGTGACCCGCGGGTCACGTCCGGCGATCGCGCTCTGCAGCCAGGCACGGAAGTCGCGGCTGATCGAGTGCGGCATCGCGTACTGCGACGTGGTGACACGGCCATCGACCATGCGCGTGATCGGCGTCAACTCGGGCAGTTCGACACCGACCTCGCGGGCGGCGGCACGCACGCGCTCGGCGTACTCCGTGAACGGGTTGACCTCCAAGCCCATCTCGGCACGACGGATCATCTGGCTGCGCTCCGACGACGGGATGTCCTTGACCCGGTCGCGCAGCACACGCAGTTCACGATTGGCGAGACCCTCGAAGACGCCGCCCGCCTTGCGCATCATCTCGTTGCTCTGGATCGAACGCACCGCGGTCTCGATCGACTCCGGGCCCTTGCCGGTGACGAGTCGTTCGTAGGCGGGCAGCAGGTCTTGGCCGAGGTAGCCCTTGCGGGTCACGGCACCACGCAACGCTGCCATCCCCGGCGCGCGAGCGAGCGCTTCCTTGCCGACGCCGACGACCTCACCACCAACACGCGAGGCACCACCGGTGAGCGGCACGCGGGCTCCGGCGAAGCGCAGGCCGGGACGCTTCAATCCCATCGCCGCCGCCTGCGTCGGGTTGGCAACGTTCAATCCCTTGCGACCGATACGTTCGATCGCTTCGCGACCGCCCAACTGCGCCAGCTTCTGCTCGGCCTCGGCTCCGAACAAGGCGCCCGATGCCAGCCCCTTCTCCAACATCACCTGTTCTTCGAGCAGCTTCGCCAACGACGTCGCCCGTCCGGCCTTGCCCGCCACGCCGCCGACGCCGAGCGTGGCGTAGGTCAACGGGTCGAGCACGATGTCACCGGCGAGGCCGACGCCACGGTTGGCGATCCAGTCGAACCAGTCCTTGTCGGTGTCGATCTGCTTGGCGATCTGGCCGAAGCCGTAGCGGTCGTCTTTCAGCTTCTCCTTCCACGTCCGCTCGTCGGCCTTGGCTCGCGCCTCGTCGACGAGCGCGGCGGGCATGAACAGCGCCTCGAACGGATCAGGCAGATCGGTGGCGATCTTCTCAGTGCCGAGCACCGCCAGCCGACGTCCCATGTCAAGCGCTGTCAACGCCCCCGACCCGGCCTGGCCAGCCTTGCCGACGATCCAACCCAGCGCCCCCTGCCCGCCGCCCTCGGGTGAGGCACCGCCGCCTTCTTCGGCCCAACGATCGAACGCTTCCGGGTGGGCCCGAATCCGATCCGCCAACGAGGCGTTGGGGGCGACCCGCCCGCGTGCCGCAGCGGGCGCGGCACGCGGGGGTGCCATCATCACCGGCGGCATGAATGTCACGCCGCGCCGCGGCGCGGGTGGGACGCCATAGCGGCTTTGGTTGATGGCGGCGAGAGGATTCGCCACGGTTACCGCTGTCCTAGCGCACCCATGGCATAGAGCGGGGCGAGGCGTTGCTGAATGACGTCACTGGCCGGGGTCTGGCCGCGTCGTCCGGCGTTGAGGATCGGCGCCAGGCGCATCGCGTACTCCCACGCCGCCTGGGTGCCCTGCTTCTCCATCCCCATTCGCTTGCGAACGTTGCCCATCCGCTGCACCGACAACGGCACCGCTTCATCGGCAACGCGCTGTAGCTGATCGCGCACCGGCTTGCCCAACAGCGACTCCATCATCGAGTACTGGACGCCGGTGCTCGGCCTGCCAGGCAGGTTCAGTTCCGGCGGCGCAGCCCGCTCGGGACGCGACTTCCAACCCTGAGTGATCGGCGCCTGCGGCGTCGCCACGCCTGCCTCAGCACGACGCATCGGCATCCCGAACCCGGCACCGAAGTTGCCGCTGGGATATTCGGACGGGATCGTCTCAGCTTGTTCGCCTGCCCACTCCGGCGCCTCGCGACGACGACCGGTCTGGCCGAAGAACTCCGACATCGCCTGCTGCGTCGCCGACTTGTACTTCTCCATCTGCTGGGCGTCGCTGTCGCCCTGGTCGCGGCGCTTCTGGATGCGCTTCAAGCGATCCTTGAACTCGCCGCGCATCATCTCGATGTCGTCCTGGGTCGACGCCGATCGCTGCAGCAGCGTGCCCAACGTCGGGTCGTTCTGCAGCGCGAACTGCAGGTCGTACTTGGCCCGCGGATCGGGCAGTCCCATCTTCTTCAAGAACTCCATCTGCGGCGAGTCGACCTGCGTGCGCTGGACCCAACGGCCATCGGGCAACTGCACGACGTCGGGCTGCTGCATCAGCGCCTGCTCCGACAGGTACGGCTTGGCCATCTCGTCGGCCATCCGGTTCAGCGACTGCCAGTCGGGCTCGGCCTTGGCCCCGGCGAACTGACCCTGCGTTTGCGGTAGCTCGCTCATCAGCGCTGCCGCTTCGGTCTCGTCCAACTCGTAGTCGCCGGGGCGCTCGATCATCGAACGCACACGCGCTGCTGCCTGGATCGGGTTCATGCCACCCAGGATCAGATCAGCGAGCGTGCCCTGGATACCACCGGTCGACGCCAGGTAGTTCAACATCGGGCCTTGGGTCAACTGCAACGGCTTGTCGTTGAACGTCGGGTCGAGCGCGCCGGGGGCGTAGGCGCCGGGTCCACCCATGTAGGTCTGGATGTTGTTGACCCCGACCGAGCCGAGGTCTTGGCCGAAGTTCAACCGCTGCTGCGCTAGGCCCAGGTCGTAGGGCTGCTCGCGGCCCTTGGTGTCGAGTTGCGGTAGCCCGGCCATGCCGGTCAGCGCGGCGTAGGGATCGAGCGTGCCGCCGCCCCCCATCAACTGCTGCATCATCGCCAGTTGCTCGGGCGTGAAGTACTGCTCGCCGGACGTCTCCTGGGTCGGGTCGTAGTAGTCGTCGGTGTAGTACGGGTCGTAGCTCATGCCCACGGCACCGTTCCGGCGGCGGGCAACGTCGTGCCTGGCGCCGTGCCACCGACCAACTGCAAGTACGTGTTCAAGATGTCCTGGTTCCACTGGTTCTGGGCGCCGACATTGGTGTCAGCCACCTGGTTACGACGCGTCCAGTTCTGCATCGCTTCCTGGTTCGCCGCCTCCATCATTGCCTGTTGCAGCGCCTGGTCGAACGCTGTCTTGCCGCGGGCCTCGCTCATGTTGACGCCGAGGTTGAGCATGTTGCCTTCGAGGCCGAGGTTCTGATCGAACGTCGTGCGGTCGCCCGCCAGCGCCCGCAGGTTGCTCGCCGAGCGCGCCTGGTCGGTCCCGGCCAGCAACGCCAGCGTGTTCGCCATCGCCCGGTCGGCCTGCACGCCTTCTTCGTTGGTGGCACCGACCTGTCCGGGTGCGACATTGTTGGCTTGCATCATCCGCTGCATTGCCGCCTGCAGATCGGGGTTCCGGGTCTGCAAACCACCCTCGAACGGGTTGGCATAGCGGCTGAGTTCGCCCTGAGCCTGGTCGAAAGCGGTGTTGCCGCGGGTGCGGATGCCCTCGATGCCGGACGTCACGCCCTGGCGGGCAACGTTGTACTGCGACGGGTCCCATTTCATGTACTGGCTGGGGTCCGCCAGGTCCAGGTTCTCGGCGGTCAATGCCTGCGGCTTGCCCTTGCCGATGATGCTCGATAGGTAGTCGAACATCTCCTGCGTCATCCCCGCCGAGCCACCGCCGCCACCACCGCCACCACCACCGCCGCCAGAGCCGCCGAGGCCAGGCATCGTCGGCAGCGTCCCCGGTGCCGTGCCCATGTAGTTGAAGGCGGTGTTGGCTTCCTTGAAGGCGCCTGGATCGAGCGTCAGTTGCGATAGCTGAGCGGGTGTCAGGCTCTGGGTCCACCACGTCGAGCCGCCGCCCGGCTGGCGCGCCTGATTGGCGATGCCTTGGCGCAACATCGACGTGTACTGCTGACCACCGGCCGAGGCGACGGCCGAAGCATTCGGGTTCTTACCGGTCGACGTCAACACGCGGTTGCGGTTGGCATTGGCGTTGGCGTACGGCGTGGTGACGACCGGTGGCTTCTTCTTCCACGGACTCTTGGGGACGCCCCATCCGGCCATCAGATGCCTCCTACCAGTTGTCGCAGATACTCCAACGCTTGTGCGTCGTTGGCGATCTGCTGCGCCTTCTCGGCCTCGATGTCAGCCAATGATTGCTGACGGAAGGCACCGAGGCGCTGCTCGTTCAGATCGAACTGCTGTTGCTCCTGCGTCAAGTCTTGCTGAGTCCGGCCGTACTGCTGGGCGTAGTCGCCGAGGTAGTTGGTCATCGCCTGGCGCTGCACACCCGAGTTGATACCGGGCCCAGCCAGACCACGTTGTCCGAACTGCGCCCGGTAGTGCGGGTACGTCCGTCCGAACTGCTGCGACATATCGCCCAGCGCCCGCTGTCCGCGCTGCTGGCCGAGGAAGCGACCGTAGGCGTTGGTCGCCATCTGATTGCCGTACTCGTATTCGACGCCGGACTTCTGGCGCTCGTAGTTCCCAGCGTTGTACGGACTGAACGTGGCCATCAGCCGATCCTGATGATGTGGTTGACGACGACGAAGGGCTGGATGTTGCCGTTGGTGGCGGCGACGCCCGCATTGTTGGTGCCTGGCGCTTCGCCATAGACACCGTGGATATGGGAGATACTGCGATCCGCCCAGCCGGTGTTGTTGATGTTGGGACCATCGGTGTTGTCACGGTTGGCGTTCGTGGTCTGCTGGTGACCGCCACCCGGCAGCGTGTCATTGGTTACGGCGGTCTCGCGCAACGAGAACTCCAACGGGGCGCCGCCCACCTGCCAGAGCGCATTGGTTCGCGACCAGGCACCACCGACACCCTGCCCAGCAGGGATGTTGGCAAGGGTGAGGTTGTAACCGTTCCGCACGTTGCTGTCGTGGCTGTGCTGGACGTAGTGCTGGTGGTTCTGCAGATCGTGCAGGTGGTTGATGTCGGTCGCCGTCGTCGCGCCAGTGTGATTGTGATTGTTGACGACGTGCGAGTGGGTCGGCAGCGTCGCATCACGACTACCGCCCGTCGACCCCACGTTGCCGAACAGTGCGTCACCAGCAGAACGCCCAACCACCGTCTTGCCGCGCGTGTCGGGCAGGTTGAAGGTGCCGCCGGAACCACCGAAGGCGTAGCCGATGGTGGTGAACAACGCGACGTAGGCGGGGTCGGTCGTCGACTTCGCTGAACCGTCGCACAGCGCCCAGCCACTCGGCGCCACGGGACCGCCGAACGCCATCATCATTCCCACCGGCAGCAATGCGTCGACGTAGCTCTTGGGTGTCGCGTGAGCGGGCAGCGCCGGTGGCGAGCCGAGCAGGTTGAGCGGCGCTTCCATCGCCGTCGAGCCGTCGCGCTTGATGACGTCAGTGGCGACGTAATCCTCCAGCGACTGGAAGTTCCAGTCGACGTCGATCGCCGTCGCCGGAGTGTCGTTGAGGATGTTCCGCAGTGGGTTCATGGCGGTCATGTCGTAAACCTCCGCAGGTTGGCTTTGAGGACGATGGCGTCAACACCCCAAGCCTGCGCCTTGGTGTAGTCATCGGCGGTGAACTCCAACTGCACGGCGCGTGCCCATCCCAACGATGTACCGCGCGTCGCCGGGTTGGCAGTCTTGGGCCGCGTCAGCACGTCACCTTGACGGATGCCCGAGGTCCACTTCGTGCCGTCGTCCCAGTTGAAGCCAGCGCCTTTCGGATCGGCGGCGCCACCGGCACGCCAGAAGACACCGCCCGACGTGGTCAGGGTGATGATGTGTGAACGTCGCTCGTTGGTGCCGTCGTAGTTCCAGAACGTCGACATCCGGATGTCGGTCGGCTCCGGTGGAACGCGCGCGATCACCCGCGGACGCAGGAACGACTTGCGTAGCTCCGGCCAGCCGTAGTGCTGCCAACTGGTGCGATAGCCGCAGCGGAAGCCGACCGGCGGCTGGCCTTGCACCATCACGTCACCGGCGACGGTGGGCTGGATGTCGACGCTGAGCACCCCGGCGACGCCGGTGCAGCCACACGTCACGACGAGCGGGAACTCGGTGCCGACGTCGGAGTACTCGACGGTGCAGGCAATCGTGCCAACCGCCGGGCGGTGACATATCCAGGCGTTGAGTGCGGGATCGAACACCAGCATCGAACCGTGCGAGTCGCTGTACTTGGTTTGGTCCCACGGCAACGAGACCCACAGCCGACGACCGAGCCAAGACATCCAGATGTCGATCCCGTTGTCGAGTCGATCGAGCGCCAGGCGCAGCTTGTCGGAGATATCGACCGGGGCCTGACCGCCATAGGCGTAGATCGCGTTGCGCCCCGACGACGAGAAGAAGTACACGGTGTCGTTGGAGCGAGTCACGCACGACGGGCTCGGTGTTCCCACCGAGGCTGCGACCTTGATCAACTGCCACGACTCGGCGTCGTAGCCGAACAGCGCCCACGTCGAGTCGATCTTGAAGATCAGCAAGTGGTCGTTGTAGGAGCGGATCGCGGTGATCGCACCGCCGCCTTGCTCGATGTCGATGTAGTCGTTGGCAGCCCAATCCTCGGGCTCGTCGGTATGCGACCAGCGCAGCCGGTTGGGATAGATCGTCCCATCCTCTTGGGTGTTGGCGGCGAAGACGTACCCGGCGTGCGGTTCGAGATGCTCGGCACGCGGCATCACGCCACGCACCGGCGTCGTGTAGTTGTTGTTCCAGTTGGCGGCTGCCGCCACCGCCAACGCCGCACCCTTGTTGCCTGCCGCCGGTTGGTTGGTCACCTTCCACGACGGGTTCTGTCGACCGCAGGCGAGATACACGGTGTTGCCCCATGCCGCGGGATCGGC